GAGCCCTTGGTTGGGAAAAAGAAAATAATGAAATTGATTTTTCTTTAATTAAAAGATTGGTCTTTAAGTTCGGTGATACAGAACAAGAAGTAAAAGATAAATTGTATGAACGAGATATCGTTTTAGAATTTGAAAAAAAAATGATGTATGAAAACTGATAATATTAAAATTTTATTAGATAATGGTTTACAACTAAAAACCATTTCAAAATTAACAGAATCTCAAATAAATGTTTTAGCAAAAAAATTTAATAAAAAAAAATTAAATGAGCAATGGACTAAAACACAAAGTACTGAAGTTAAATATAAAACACCTTTAACAAATGTTTCTGGTGGAAAACCAGTTGCCGTACCACCACCAACAGACCCAAATAAAAAAACAATGTTAAGTGTTGATGCTGGAAATTTAGTTGTAACACAAGCTGAAGGTGAAATGAAAGAAGATCAAAACATTAATATCATACAGGATCCGGACGCAACAGCTGATGGTATGCCAACAACAGAGGGTGAAGTAAATGAAAAATTTAAATCTTCCGCACAACAGAAATTTTTCTGGGCTAGATGTAACAAATCAAAAGATAAAAGTAGTAAATGGTGTAAATGGGCAAATGAGTTTCAACAGGACACTAAAGATAAAAATTTACCAAAAAAATTACACCCAGAAAAAACAGTTAAGGTTAGAAAAGAAAGTTATGACCAATTTTTAGAAGATAGTATTGTTGAGATGGTTGAAAGATACATCAACCCTAGTATGACAAAATCACAACTAGTAAAATCAATAAATGAAAAAGTTAATAAATCAGAATCATTTATGTTGAAAAAACCAAAAAGAAATTCTATCTTTTCAAAAGACGAAGGAAAAGAAATGAAAACAATGAAAAGACCTATTGGTAAGCTATCATCAATTGGTGAAGGTACTAAAACAGCACCATCAAGACCAGATACAGATACAGATAAAAAAGAAAAAGGTAAAGATAGGGATAAAAAAACACCTTACGGACCAAAACACAATCCTAAACCAAAAGCTTTTAAAGGTGAGTATAAAGAGAACGAAATTGCACCATCAAGACCAGATACAGATACAGATAAAAAAGAAAAAGGTAAAGATAGGGATAAAAAAACACCTTACGGACCAAAATACAATCCTAAACCAAAAGCTTTTAAAGAAAAATTACCTAGTTTTTTAACTTGGAATAAACTTGGTGTTAATTTAAAATAAATAAAAATGGGAAATTTAAGAGATAAAGAAATTAGTAGAATTGTTAATCGACTTTTAAAAGAAGCACCAATTGATTATGAAGGTCCGGAAAGAATGGACCCTAGTATTGAAAGAAAGATTTTAAGTAAAAGTACCCCATACTCAAAACATCCAGCGATGCCAAGAATGAGTAGAGATTTTGTTGAGTTAATTTCATCAAAAAGATTTAATGATACACTTAATAAATTAAAATCTGTATTAGAAAGAACAGTTGGTACAACAAGACAATTAACAACTGGTAATCCACTTATGAATCTTATGATGTTAATAATGCAAACTCTTAGAAAGAGTTCAGCAATAGAATCTAGACATAAAGAAGACCTTGAAAATTTAGCTGTTGAATTAGTAAAAAAAGAAATGGGAATTCCTCAAGGTGCACTACAATTTGACGCTAAACTTGTTGGTATGGGTCAAAGTGAGTCAACGCAAAATATGAGAAGACAAGCTGAAGAACCATCAAGAGAAGAAATGATGGACGCTTTTAAAAGTGCCCAACAACACGAAAATGATGTTGAGGCCTTTTTAGATGCTATGGATAATTTTGATAGAGAAAGAGCTAAAAGAAGAATGATAAATGCACTTATTGGTGGTGCGGCTAAAAAAGGTCAATATATGTATCATATGGTTTCACAAAAACTAAATGAAATTGACCCAGGTTTAATTGATTTGTATGGTGTAACTACCGCTATTGTGGATCACTTATACTGGTTATATCCAGAAGAAACATTAGAAGCAATGTCTGGACAAGGTGGTAGTGAAATTGGTACATCAGAAATTAATAATCAAACAGACCCACCAACTGTGAAAGCAAGAGGGGTTAATTTCCCAACATTAGTTCACGAACTTGTAAAAGGTGTTTACGAAGTGTTTGGAACACATGGATTACCTGATGACCCAAGACAAGCTGAAATGGTTATGGGTGCGGAAGATACTGTACCAGCAGAAGCTTGGGATTTAAAATTAGGACCAGTATTCTGGGAATTATTACAAAAATCATATCCTATTGAAATTCTAACAGAAGAAGATATGAAACATATCCAACACTATCTTTTTATGAGATTGAGTGCAATGCCAGCAGAAGAATTTTTTCAATTATTTAGAGAAGTATTAGAAGAAAAACCATCTGGTAAAGAAAAAATACAAAGAATGGTAAATGAAATTGTTAGAGAATTGGAAGAAAATGATGATGACGAAGAGGATGAAGAAGAAGACGACGACATCTTATCAAAATTAGGTTTATAATAAAACTATAAAATAATGTAAAACCCCCTTTTATGAAAATAACTGGGGGTTTTGATATTTATATTAAAATATATTTATGAGTTTAACTAAAGAACAAATAATGTTAGAATATGTGAGATGTATGAAAGATACTCCATATGCTTTAAGAACATACCTACAAACTTACGATAATACAGTATCAAAATATGTTCCTTTGGAATTATTTCCAGATCAAGTATCATTACTAAAAGATTATGAAGAATACGAAGAAAATATTGCATTAAAATATCGTCAGGCTGGTGTATCAACAGTAACTGCCGCTTGGATATCTAAAAGGCTCGTATTTGCTAAAAAAGAAAGACCAGAAAAAATTCTAATTATTGCTAACAAACTTGATACATCAATGGAGATGGCAAATAAAATTAGAGCTTTTGTTGAGCAATGGCCAAAATGGGTTGGTTCTGGATTTTCACCGGATAAAAATTCACAAAGACATTATAAATTAACAAATGGTTGTGAAGTAAAAGCTGTTGCAACATCACGAGATGCCTTGAGAGGTTATACACCAACAATTCTTGTATTTGATGAGGCCGCGTTTATCGAAGCTGATGGTGATTTCTGGGCAGCTTGTATGGCATCACTATCTACCGGTGGTAAAGTAATTGTTGTGTCAACACCGAATGGATATGACCCAATTTATTATGAAATATACAATCAAGCAACAAAAGGTATAAATAACTTTAAAATATCTGAAATGTTTTGGTGGAAAGACCCAAGATACTCAAAAGACTTGTTTTTGGTACCAACCGACGATATGGTTGATTATTTGTTAAATAAAGATGAAAAGGACCATTCTGGAAACATTTCATTTGCCGATACGGACCCATATGAAAGAGATTATGAAAAAATAAAAGAATACTTTTTACAAGGATATAAACCTTGTTCTACTTGGTATGAAAAGATGGTTAAAAAACTTAAATATGATAAGAGAAAAATTAACCAAGAGCTTAACTGTGAATTTCTTGGATCTGGAGATAACGTATTTGACGCAAAACAACTTGAATATATAAAACAAAATACAATACAAGATGCCCCAAATAAAATGATGGGAAATTCATTATGGTTATGGAAAGACCCAGTTCCTGGACATAAATACATAATGGGTGTTGACGTTTCTCGTGGTGATAGTGAAGATTTTTCTTCAATTCAAATTATTGATTTTGATGAGAGAGAACAAGTATTAGAATATGTTGGAAAGATACCACCAGACGCTTTAGCTGAAATTGCATACAAGTGGGGTTTAATGTATAACGCATTTTGTGTTGTTGATATCACCGGTGGTATGGGGATCACTACTGTAAGAAAAATGCAAGAACTTGGATATAAGAGTTTATATATTGATGGCGTTGACTCAATGAATATATGGGCAGTTAATAAAACTTCTGTTGACAAAATACCAGGAATTAACTTTAACAATAAAAGAGTCCAAATTGTTGCGGCATTTGAAGAATATGTTAGACATAAATTTAAAATAAAAAGTGTTAGACTATACAATGAAATGAACACTTTTGTTTATGTTAATGGTAGACCGGATCACCAAAAAGGACAACACGACGACCTTATTATGGGTATATCTATGGCAATATATGTTGGCGAATCATCATTTTCAAAGTTAGAAAAAGTTACAGAAAAAACAAAAATTATGATAGATTCTTGGACTGTAGCAAATAATGATGCTGTTGCAAAAGAAGTTTATTTTAACCCAACATTACCAAATATGAATATTAAAAATGAAAGTTTTAATCGTGATTTTTCAGGGCCATCAAAAAAAGATTATATGGAGTATTCTTGGTTATTTGGTAAGAGATAATATTTATTATTATGGGATTGAGTCGTAGAAAAAAATCTGGAAAAAAAATTGGCGGGTCAAGACTTATTGTTGACGGACAAGAAATCTATTCAACAAAAACTTTTCAACCAAGTTTTAATAAAAAAAGAAAAAGATATGAAGATTTTGTTGAAGCACCATTAATTGTACCAACAACCACAACTACAACAACAATACCAATTGAAACTTGTAATCTTGAAACACAAAATTTTGATAATTTAATTACACAAAATAATTCTAATATCATATTTTGTTAAAACATTTATAAAAAAAAGAAAATTATTAGATTTTAAATATGGAACAAAATAATCTAACAATATGGCAAAGATTGTCCAAAACATTTGGACCAAACTCACTTCTTGATATGGATTACCCAACATATAAGTTGGACAAAAAAGTATTATTAAGAACACCGGATAAAGAAAGATATGAACAAGAAAAGTTGCAAATGCAACAAAGTTTATATATTTCAGATAACTGGAAAAAAATTGAAAATAATTTATACGCACAAGCGGTTTATTATGAACCAAATAGGATTTCAGCTTTCTATGATTACGAATCAATGGAATATACACCAGAAATCTCAACAGCATTAGATATATATTCTGAAGAATCAACAACACCAAATCAAGATGGTTATGTTTTACAAATATATTCCGAATCAAAAAGAGTTAAGGCAATCTTAGCCGATTTATTTAATAAAACTTTAGATGTTAGTATTAACTTACCAATGTGGGTTAGAAATACTTGTAAATATGGTGATAATTTTGTTTATTTAAAATTGGACCCAGAAAAGGGAATTGTTGGTTGTTTACAATTACCAAATATTGAAATTGAAAGACTTGAAAGGGGAATGGAAGCTAGAACAATTAGCGCAAACATTGGTACAGACATTCAGTTTAAAAATAAAACAATGAAGTTTGTTTGGAAAAACAAAGATATGGAATTTAACACTTGGGAAATTGCACATTTTAGATTACTTGGTGATGATAGAAAACTTCCATATGGAACATCAATGTTAGAAAAAGCTCGTAGAATCTGGAAACAATTAGTATTAGCAGAAGATGCAATGTTAATTTATAGAACATCAAGAGCACCAGAAAGAAGGGTATTTAAAGTTTACGTTGGTAATATGGATGATAAAGACGTTGAAGCTTATGTACAACGTGTTGCAAATAAATTTAAAAGGGATCAGGTCGTTGACTCAAAAACAGGTAATGTTGATTTGAGATTTAATCAAATGGCTGTAGATCAAGATTATTTTATTCCGGTTAGAGATGCGACACAACAAATGCCGATAGAAACTTTGGCTGGTGCTGCTAATTTATCTGAAATTGCAGATATTGAATATATCCAAAAGAAACTTGTAACAGCATTAAGAATACCAAAGGCTTATCTTGGTTTTGAGGAACCGGTTGGTGATGGTAAAAATTTATCCTTACTTGATATTCGTTTTGCTAGAACAATTAATAAGATTCAAAAATCTATGATTGCCGAACTTAATAAAATTGCAATTATTCATTTATTTTTATTAGGTTTTGAAGATGAGTTACATAACTTTACGCTAGGTTTAACAAATCCATCTAAACAAGCTGATTTATTAATGATCGATGTTTGGAAAGAAAAAGTAACTCTTTATAAAGATATGGTTACAGAAATCCCAAATACAATACAACCAACATCAGCAACTTGGGCTAAAAAACACATTTTTGGTTTTTCTGATGAAGATATTAAACTTGAGATTCAACAGATAAGATTAGAGAGAGCTGTTGCTGGAGAAATAGCAAATACAGCAACAGTAATTACACATACTGGATTATTTGACACTGTTGATAAATTATATAAAACTGTTTCTGGTGAAACAGTTAGTGCTGGAGGAGCAGCTGGAGGTGGGGCACCTGCAGGTGGAGCACCAACACCACCACCAGGCGGTGAAGCTCCTTTAGCTGATAGTGTTGAAAAAACAAATTTAAATATATTATTAGAAAGTGATGCGTTATTTGGTGATGAATACATTGATTTATCGAAAGGTAAAAATTCTTTAGGTTTAATAGAAAGTGAGTTGGATAAATTACTAAATGGTTGATATTTATAAAAAAAATTAAATATGAAATTCGGTTTACTAAAGTCTAAAATAGAAAAGTGTTTGTTAGAATCATACACAAATGATACTCTAAAAAGAGATTTATTTGTTTTTAGAGAATTAATTACAAAAAATAAAAATCTAAATAAGTTATATTATCTATATGATGAATTATCAAAAAACAAAGGTTTAAATGAATCTGTTGCAAATGAATTTATTAATGAAAGTATAACAATTTATGAAAATACAATTAATAAAATACCTAAATCAATTTTTGATGAATTACAAATGTGGGTAGGTCACATAAAAACTAGTAATTCATACGAAAATGTTGATAACTTATTTTCAACTAACATATTAAAATTAGAAAGTAAATTAGAAAGTAAAAAAATTATTTTAGAAACTTTAAAAAAAACAGAAGAGAAAGAAGAAATTGTTTTAGAAAATATTTCAGTAAATGATATTGTTAATGTTGCAAATAAAACTGTAAAAAATTATTTAAAAACACTTTCTGAAAATGAAAAAAGAAAATTAGAAACAATTTTATTAGAATCTGATGAAAAGTTAGAAATTAAATATGGTGTGATAAAAGAAGATGTTATTGAAAAATTAAATGATTTAAAATTAAATGAGTCTGAGACCGATGTTTTATCTAAAATAGATGAAACAATAAAAAAAGTTGAGTCAGAAAAATATGATAAATTAAATTATTTTAAATTACAACAATTAAATAAAAGTCTTTAATTACCTAGATTTAATTTTTGTCTGTATTTTGCTTTACTTATTTCATTTCTCCTCTCAACGGATTTTTTAGTAAATTCTTTTCTGTAATTAAGATGTGAGTTTTGTCTGGTTTTTATTACCTTACTCTTTAATTCTTTAATTGCTCTTTCGATGTCGTTTTTTTTTACTTTTACTATTAACATATTTTTTATAAGATTTTTATATATTGATATATATTTCAAATTTATGTAAATTTCTTAAAAATAAACATTATATGTATGAAAAAAAATTATGAAGAAAGGAAAAACAACCAAAATAAATGGTTTTAGAACTTCAAAAGTCCAGTACGGAACAGTAGACTCAAAAAATTTTAAATCACTTTACTTAAACTTACAAACTTGGGCTGAACCAAAAGACGACTATGAAAATTGGAATAGAATTGTTTTAAATATGAATAGAGCAATAAAACATTCAATTTACAAAAATATTGATACAAAATTATTTGATCAAAAATTTATTGTTGATTTAGATTTAAGAACAAGTGGATTACAAATAAAAAAGAAATCATTTATGAATTTAGAAATAAATTTATTTTTAATTGATGAAATAGATTTTAAATCGACAAAATTAAAAAAATCATTAAAAAATATAATAAAAGAATTATATTTAGATGTTTTAACAAAAAACGAATATTTTAAATTTTATTTAACTAAAAATGGTAATACTAAATTAATTAAGGTAAAAACTGAAAAGGTATAATATTTATTTAAAAACATTTAAAATGAAAATATTAGCACCTAATGAAATTGGTAAAGGAATTCTTATTGAATATGATGCCGGTTATATAAATCCAAGAACAGAAAATAATCATTATATTATGGAATCCAAAAATTTTTTGGATTACTCAAAACCATTTGAGTTTTATGCTGTTTTACAAAAATATAATACACCAAATAGAAATGGAAGAGTCTATCCGGAAAAAATTCTAAAAAGAGAAGCTGAAAATTATAAAAAGATGATTGAAAAGGGGACTTCACTTTCAGAATTAAACCACCCAGAATCTTCATTAATTGATTTAGATCGAGTCGCTCACATAATAACTGATGTTTGGTGGGATGGTCCAGTACTATTAGGTAAATTAAGATTACTTACAAGTCCTGGATTTCACGAAAGAGGTATTTGCTCAACAAAGGGAGATTTAGCAGCAAATTATCTTAGACAAGGGGTTACTCTTGGTATTTCATCTCGTGGTGTTGGTTCACTTAAAAAAGTTGGTGAAACAAATGAAGTACAGGATGATTTTGAATTAATTTGTTTTGACCTTGTTTCTTCACCATCAACACCAGGTGCGTATCTATTTTTAGATAAAAATGATAGAATGAAATATGAAGAAAATCTTGATGAAGAGAAAAAAATGACAATAGAAAGAAATGTTGGTGATTCTGGCAACAAATCTCTTGACTTAATGAAAAGATTATCCGATTATTTGGGTAAATAAAAAAAATATGGAACAAGGAGAAAAATATTTCGTAGCAAAAATTACATCAGATTTGTTAGATAGTGAATCTGGAAGAGTAAAAAAAATGAAAGAAGAAAAGTTAGTTTTAGGTTATTCACCAACAGATGTTGAGGCAAAAGTAACAAAAGTTTATGAACATTATACGATGGATTGGAGAATAACATCAATCACTGAAAGTAAAATTGATGAAGTAATTAATTAATTTTAAAAATTATTTTTCAAAAAAGGGAGGACAAATGTCTTCCCTTTTTTATTTTATATGAATTTTTTAACAATATGTAATATTTATATTGTAAAGAACTAATAAATGGCAAAAGAAAACATTGTAGAGAACACATTATTCCAAATAAAAAATTTGGAAGAGTCTCTTAAAAAAAATGCACAAGGAATACTTTCATCAACAATGAAGAAAGAAATCAATTCATTAGTAAAAGAATCTCTTATGGAACAAGAAGAGGTTGCAGAGCCAATACCAGACGCAGAAACACCAATGGGTGATGAAGAAATGATGGATGCAGAACCTCAAATGGGTGATGAAGAAATGATGGACGCAGAACCTCAAATGGGTGATGAAGAAATGATGGATACTGGTGATATGGAAGAACCAATGTCTGACGATGAAACGGTTGATATGACCGGAGCTTCTGACGAAGAGGTAATTAGAGTATTCAAAGCCATGGGTGATAATGATGGCGTTGTGGTTACTAAAGATAACAATATTATCACATTAACAGATGATGACAATGAGTACATTATTAAATTAAATGAATCTATGGAAAATTTTGAAGAAATTGATATGGAAAAAGATCTATACGAAATGGATGATTATTCATTTGAAGATGAAGAAGATGACGATATGGAATATTCTTTTGATGATGAAGAAGATGATGAAGATGAAGACTATTCTTTTGAAGATGAAGAAGATGATGATATGTCTTTTGATGACGAAGAAGAAGATGACGATATGGAATATTCTTTTGATGACGAAGAAGAAGATGATGATATGTCTTTTGAAGAAAAGGGTAGTAGGAAATCACATCCAGAATGGTATGAATTTTCAGAAAAAGACACTTTATACGAATTAGAATTGGATGATAAAGATATGAATATGTATGAAACTCCAATGTATGAACAAGGAACAGAAGATATCCTTGAATTCGGAGAAAATATGTATGAAGAAGATGGAGTAGACCTTGTTGAATTCGGAGAAAATATGTACGAAGAAGACGGAGTAGACCTTGTTGAATTCGGAGAAAATATGTACGAAGAAGACACAGATTATGTTGAAGTTATGGAATCAAAATCTTTTTCACCTAAAGGAAGAGTTGGTAGAGTTAAAAAGGTAGATTTTAAATCAAACACAGTTGGTGGTTTTAATGAAAAAAGAAAAGAAGCCTTTGGTGGTAAAGTAAAAGCTCACGGTACCGGTAAAGCTAAATTTACTTACAAAGATGGTGAAAATTTAGATGGTGAATTTAAAATTAAACCAAAATCTAAAAAAGTTGAAACTAAAGAAGCGTCAAGATTTGTAAAATCTGTAGATAGAAAAGTTAAAAGAGGATTAATGGCTGCACCAGGACAACTTAAAGAAGAAGTTGTTGAATTAAGAACTAAAAATCAAGAATACAGAAAAGCTCTTGATTTGTTTAGAACAAAACTTAATGAGGTTGCGGTATTTAACTCAAATTTAGCTTACGCTACAAGATTGTTTACCGAACATTCAACAACAAAACAAGAAAAGATTAATATTCTTAGAAGATTTGACGATGTTGAAACTTTAAAGGAATCTAAAAATCTTTACAGAGTTATTAAAAACGAACTTTCAGACGGAACTTTGAACGAAAGTGTAAGTTTAAATGAATCAATTCAAAGAACAGTTAATAATTCAGTTTCATCTGGTTCTGCTGTTAATTTGATTGAGTCTAAGACTTATGAAAATCCTCAATTCTTGAGAATGAAAGATTTAATGACAAAAATAAAATAAACAAAAAATAAACTTTTTTAAAAGTCAAGTATATTTATAATATACATAAATAAAAAATAAAACAAAAAACCAATAAAAATGGGAGCATTATTAGAATCAGGTCTTGTTGGTAACATCGGTCTTAAGCACCTTAAAGTTATCAAAGAAGATACAATTAACAAATGGGACAGATTAGGGTTCCTAGAAGGTCTTAGAGGCCACCTAAAAGAAAATGTTGCGCAATTATATGAAAACCAAGCGTCTCACTTGATTAACGAAGCAACTTCAGAAGGTTCTAACGGAGCTTTTGAAACAGTTGTTTTCCCAATCGTAAGAAGAGTTTTCTCTAAATTGTTAGCTAACGATATCGTATCAGTACAAGCTATGAACTTACCAATCGGTAAATTGTTCTACTTTGTACCTAGAATCCAAGGATATATTGATTCAGGTGCATATCAATTACCTGATGGTGCTGCACACTATAAACCAGTTGGTGCTCCAGGTGGACCTACAGCTTCTGATTTAAATGATATCGGATATCCACCAGCAGCAAACGCTTTCCAAAAAAATCTTTATGATTTATTTTATGAAGGTGCTGAAGCAGGTTTAGATCCAGCAGGATTGTTTGACTATTCAAAAGGAAAATGGTCTGCAGTAACAGCTGATACTACAGTTGTTAAATGGTCTGGTAGCGATTTAGTTGAAATTTCAAACGACGATCCTGTATATGTTAAAAATACAAGAAAAGTTTTAATTAAACTTTGTGGATGGAATGCACTTCCTGGTGCTGGTAAACTTATAGGACCTGATGGTAATGAAATGGATACTGAAACTTTCCTTTCTGACCTTAAAATTTTACCTAACTTTACTAATTTAGGAATTGATGCAGATAATGTTTGTGAAATCCCAACAGCAACTACACCATTATTATTTAGAGTTGTTACTCAAAAATATGGTAGAGGTATTGTTGATTATGGTAAACAAACAAAAACAACTTTCCCAACTGATGGAAATGGTGGTTCTTTCTACGATATTTGTAGTCCTGATGGGTGTATCGTTCTTGAAGTTGACCTTTCTTGTCCAGCATGTGCTAACTGTGGTAGCGATTCATTAGACGGTTATACTGGAACAACACTTTCTGCTATTACTTCTGGAGAATCTTTTACCGCTGTATGGAGAAGATATGAAAACTTAGAATTCCAAGACGAAATTGGTGAAGTATCTTTTGATCTTGAGTCTGTAACTGTATCTGTTACTGAAAGAAAATTAAGAGCTCAATGGTCACCAGAACTTGCACAAGACGTTGCGGCATTCCATAATATCGACGCTGAAGCTGAATTGACAGCATTACTTTCTGAACAAGTTGCTGCTGAAATCGATAGAGAAATCTTGAGAGATTTGAGAAAAGGTGCTGCTTGGAATTTAAGATGGGATTACAACGGATGGAGAAGATTAAACTTAACAACTTCTTACACTCAAAAAGATTGGAACCAGACTTTAATTACAGCAATCAACCAATTGTCTGCACAAATTCACAAATCAACTTTGAGAGGTGGTGCAAACTGGATTGTTGTTTCTTCTGAGGTTTCTGCAATCTTTGACGACCTTGAGTACTTCCACGTATCAAATGCGTCTCCTGAGCAAGATCAATACAATATGGGTATTGAAAGAGTTGGAACATTATCTGGTAGATACCAAGTTTATAGAGATCCATACTTCCCGCCAAATCAAATCTTGATTGGTCACAAAGGTACATCTCTATTGGATACTGGTTACATCTACGCTCCGTACGTACCACTTCAATTAACACCTACAATGTATAACCCATTCAACTTTACACCTATCAAAGGTATAATGACGAGATACGCGAAAAAAATGGTGAACAACCGTTTCTATGCGAGAATTACTGTTGATGGTGTTCGTACATTTGATTTAAGAGAATTAAGATAAGATATCTTAAACGAATAAGAGAAAGGAGACAAGTAATTGTCTCCTTTTTTTGTAAATAATAATTTATTACCACTAAATGTTCATTTGACACAAAATTTACTTTATAATTAAACTTTTTCAAAGTATTTATTAAGAAAAAATACTTAATTATGAAAAGTTTTTTAATCTTACTATTTACCCTAATTTCTTTTATAGGAATTACACAAGTATCAAGTCTTTATTCATTTTCTGAGACAACCGGTACATATACGGCAATTGTTGGTGGTACTCAATTAGTAACAACAACTGGTGGTGCTATCACTTATGATACTGATGGTAGTTATTTTACAATACCATCCGGATCACAATTTCAGTTTAACAATACAACAATTACATCTGTTAATATGACGGCAGATGGTGCTTTGTTTTTAAACCCAGGAACAACAACAACAGGAAATAGTGTAACTGGACCATTATCATCAACAGGTACTGCAGTGGGTGTTATTGCAGGTATGGGTATGGATTTAAGAAGTACGGCAATTGCGTCACAAGTATATGAAAGAAGATGGGAGGATGTAGGTACTGAAGTGGTGTTTCAATGGCAAAATGCTGCAAGATATTTACAAAGTAGTTCAGAAAGATTTTCATTTCAAATCAGAGTAAACAAATCAAATGGTCAAATAAGTGTTGTGTATGGTAATATGACGACAATTACAACAAGTACAACTTATCAACCAATGGTTGGTTTAAGGGGTTCCACAAATACAGACTACAATAACAGAAGATTAACAACTTCTATACCGGATGCAACACCAAATTGGGGGGCACCAAATGGTACAACCGCCGGAACATCTAATGCTCACAACGTAAGGTTTCGTAGTGGATGTGTCCCTTCAACAGGGTTAATATTTATTTGGACTGTGCAGTCTTGTATAGGTCCTACATTACCAACAATATCATACACTTCATCATCAACTGCAAATCTTTCTTGGACGGCACCATCACCAACACCAAGCAATGGTTATAATTGGGAATTAAGGTCGTCAGGTGCTGGCGGTAGCGGATCTACCGGACTTGCGGCATCTGGAATAGTCGGTACAACAACCACGACCGCGAGTAGTTTAACCCAACAAACGTCCTATATTCTTTATGTACAAAGTAATTGTGGTGGAACTACAAGTTCTTGGGTTGCTTCTACCTCATCCATAAGTCCACCAACTAATAATGATTGTTCAAATGCAACATCTGTCACAGTAAACAGTTCTTCAACTTGTACCTCAACAACTTCCGCTAGTAGTGTTGGTGCAACACAATCATCAGCGGCATGTGCCGGTACAGGTGCTGATGATGATGTTTGGTTTTCTTTTGTTGCAACAAATACTTCACATGTTATTACTGTCACACCAGGTACTATGGCTGATGTTGTTTTTCAAGTGTATGGTGGTAATTGTGGTGGACTTTCATCACTATCTTGTATTGATGCGACGGCAGGTTCTAGTGTAGAAACCACAACAGTTAATAGTTTAAGTATTGGCGTTACTTACTACATAAGAATTCATAGTTACGCATCCACTGTTGGGTCAAGAGGTACTTTTACAGTTTGTATCACAACACCCTGTACTACACCAACAACTGCGGGTACATTATCATCAGATAAAACGACAACAGTTGTAAATGATGCTGTTACATTCTCAATTGTGGGAAATGGGGGTAGTGTAACATTATTAGAATGGTCTTTTAATAATTTTAGTACAGTTGACGGATCAATAACAAATCCTATTATGCCATACACATTACAACTAAATGTTGCACAAGCAAATATGTATTTTAGGGCAACTTCAGTAAGTGGTTCTTGTCCTGCTGGTGTCACATCACCAATTTTAGTCACATTAGAACTTGCACCACCATATACTTATGGGGTTAGTGATGGTGATTATATATCAAATGTGACATTAAGTAATATCAACAATACGTCAACAAATGATGGTGATGCTTACCAAGATTTTACTTCTCAAATTATTGAGTTAACTAAAGGGGAACCATACCAATTAAGTGTTACCGCAACAAATACCTTTCAATCCGGACAAGGATACGCCGCTTGGATTGACTATAATGGTGACGGTATTTTTCAAACAACAGAAAATGTTTTACAAAAAGCACCAGCAAATTCAACATCAGAATTAATTACAGTACCATCAGATGCTGCAACCGGTGACTTTTTAATGAGAGTTTTATCAGCTTGGGGTTCAACGCCATCAAACGATGCTTATTATTCAACAGGGTATGGTTATGGTGAAATAGAGGAATACACTGTTAGACTTTCAAATCCGGTGTCATTACCTGTAGAACTACTTTATTTTGAAGGTGTAAAATATCCATCATTTAATAACTTAAAATGGGCTACAGCATCAGAACAAAATTCATCTCATTTTGATATCGAAAGAAGTGAAGATGGTGAAAATTGGAGAGTTGTTGGTACTAAATTAGCGGCGGGTAATAGTCAGTCATTAATAAATTACACCTATCTTGATTATTATAACCAAGATAATATTGTTTATTACAGACTGGTACAATATGATATTGATGGTCAACATAAAATTTACGGACCAATATCAATAGAAGGATTTTTTTCAAGTAAAAAAATTGTAAAATATATAAATCTTACTGGTCAAGAAGTTAATGAAACATATAAAGGAGTTGTGTTTGAAGTATATGAAGACGGTACTATGAGAAAAATTATTAGATGATAAGTAGATTTGAAATTATAAAAAGGTTGTTTACTTCTATTTTAGCGGTATTACAACCTTTTATAATTTATTTTACTTGTGGTAATTTAGAGTCAATATCACAATCTTGGGAAACTCAATTACAACCCTTATTTATTTTTTCAAATGCACTTGTTAGTTATTTTTTATTTGATTTACCTAAATGGAGAATTCCTGCAGTTTTGTTACTATTGTTAACGGTATTTTCAGTACAAAATTGGTTTTTACTTCACAATGTTTTAGCTATTTTATTTTTTATAATGTCCGGAATATCAATGTTATCAGTTAAAAAATTTAGATTTTATATTCCAATATATTTAATATCATTATTTTTTCTACTAAATGGTGGTTTTTTCTGGATGGAAACTTGGGCAATTATTTGTTTAGTTGCATATCATATACACATAATGTTTTATACATTAAGTCTTGGAAGAAATAACTCTAATTGATTTTGATAGAATTTCTGACTCGCCAATTGTAAATGCACCACGTTTGTGTGCCGCTTTAACAGATTCAACTAAATAGTAAATTGCATGTTCTTTATCCATTGTTGTTAAAATTAATTCTAGATGTTCTTCTGACAATAAATTTATTGTACCAAATAAATTACCAAATAATTCTTTTTCTTCTTCCATTTTAGTTATTTTAGATATTTATAATATAATGGATTTAAGAAAAATTATAAAGAGAATACTAAAAGAAGCCACAAGTGATGGTGGTGGTAGAGGATCTTATGCTCCACCATTACAACCTGGTATGAAAGATTTTAATGATAGTCAATTAGGACCATTTACTGTTGATGTTTCAAAATATAAAAGTCCTTTAGTTGCATATGATAGTTATGACCATAAATTTGATTTAAAGAAAAATGAAATTAAAAAGTTAGAAACTAGAGCAAAAAAAGTTTCTAATTATTTAAAGTATCATCCAGAAGCAACTTTTACTGATGAAGATGGTGGTGTAATAAATCAAACACCAAGTGGTAATTTAAAAAAAACAAAAAAAGAAATTGTTCCAATTGAAAGAAAAAAATTAAATGAAATAAGTACTACGACTAGTGCCGGTGAATATAATGGACCACAAGAACTTGGTTTAAGGATTTGGAAAAACTCTGAACTAGGTCCTTTTAGTGTTGAGTCTAAAATTAGAGTTAACCAAATCCCAAAGAAAAAAACAACAAAAAAAAATGTTAAAAGAATTGTTGGTGTATGGGAAAAGGACAAATCTGGTAAATATGAAATACCAACATACCCAGTTGGTACTACAGATGAAGAAACAATTACTGAAGACTTAGCTGTTTGGTTTGGTAAAAAGAAAAAACCAAAAGGTTCATCACAACCAAAAGGACCTTGGGTTGATATTTGTAGAAAAGTTGATGGTAAACATCCACCTTGTGGTAGGTCAGACGCAAGTACAGGTTCTTATCCTAAATGTAGAGCGGCTGGTGTTGCAGGTAAAATGTCTGATTCACAAAAAAAAGCAGCTTGTCAACAAAAAAGAAAAGCAGAAAAAAATGATCCACAATCTGGTAAAGGACAAAAACCAGTTATGACATCATATAAGACAAAAAAAGAATCAATTAATAATTTAGTTGACAGAGTTCTTACTGAAATTAGAAATTCTTTCTAGTACATTATGTAATGAATTTTTTATTTGGGAATTTATCTTTTCTTCGTATTCGGTTCTTCTTTTTTCGGTTTCTGTGTCATATATTTTTGTGACTCTTTCCCAATCTCGTTTACTCAATTTTACGTGGTAATGGTATACGTGATTTGTTAAATCAACATTACCATCATACATTGTTATAAACAAATCTAATTCTTTATTCTCCAAATACCGTTTATGTGACATTGGGGCAATCATAAATTTGGTTGATTGGTTTTTAATCATTTTGACACAAATATGAAAACAAGTTTTTTCATAAGAAGTTGTTTCTTCTTCGTAACTTTTAAAAACACCGTCTTTTTTTGTCCATAAATAAAATCGCATTTTAAACCTTCTAAAAAACCTAAAAATTCTTTTAAACATATCTTATAATTTATTTTCTACAAAGATATGGAAAAAATAATTATAATACCAAATTATTTTAATAGTATTTTATTATATTCACATTTCCAACCTTTATAATGTTGTAAATCACCTTTACCAACCCTATGTAAAGCACTGTCATTCAAACCGTGCTCCAAACAAAAATTTCTCAAGGAAGTTAAATTAAATTCAACGCCATATGGTGATATTAATTTATAAACTCTTTTTTCATCTGTAAATTATTTTTTTATCCACTTACCACCTTTAGAGTTGTACCTCTTAACGGCAGCGCCATTACAATATGCGCTCGGACAAACGTCGTATCTTGCTCTAGCCCAAGATAAAGATTGTTGCCATAATTTTTTATTAGTTGCAACATTCTTTTTTTTCTTACCTTCAGCCATAACCATATCCTTATCGTCAATATTCATAGACATTTCCATACCATCTTTTTTTGATTCATTCATTAAAAAATCAAAAACTTGGTCCATATTATTTTTTGCTTCAGATATGTGATCTTGAGCCCAATCGTGACCATTTTCTAAAATAGATTCAACCATTTCTTCATCTAAATCTAAAAGTAAATCACACTGTCTTCTCATTTGTTGCAGGTTAGAGAAGAACATATATCTTCCAGACCTATGTTCGTCTTCTTCCTTTAGTACTTTTTTTATAATTCTTTCTATACTCATAATTTTAATTATTTAATCCGTTAGGTCCTCCAAGAACTATCATATTTAATTGTGTCACCGCTGTTCCATAACCATCAGTCCATACTGGATGAGGTGGTGTTACCGATATTGTAGTTGTACCACCAGATGTACATATTTCTTGACATAAAAATGTTTCAGTATTTGCACTTCTTGGTTGATTTACATCTGGGTTGTTTTCAGAACATATTGAACAATTAAAATAAAAACCAACCGGCGTAAATTCATTTGAATTTAAAGGTATTGGACATACATTTGATATTGTATAACAATTACCATTTTGGTCGCTTACGGAATAATTTTGTAATGAACCGTAGTTTAATATTTGTAAATAATTCTCAAGTGTTATTTGAACAAAACTTTCTGTGTATGGAATATCGCAAGAAAGTAATGTGATTCCTATTGCACCTTGTGAATTACAATTTTCACAAGTATCATATATTAATGTTGTTCCTAAACCATTTTTTTGTGTGTTATAATAAGTTCCATTATAATAACCACTTGTAGTACTAGTAATTTCACCACAAACCCACTCATTAGAACCCCACATTAATTTAACAATATCTCCAGTTGTGACTGTACTATCTGTCGTTACATTTACAGAATAATTTGATGATGTACCACTAGCAGCACATATATTTACCTGCCAGTAATTTATATCGGCAGTTGCATTACAATCCGAACAATCTTCAAAAGTTTCAACACTATATATTGTTCCAGGGTAATATCCGGATGACGTTCCTGCAATTTGTGCACACACATCATTTAATGGGTCATAAAAATGAGTACCAGCACTTAAAGCTTGAAACGACCTAAGTGTATAAGAATTTTCATTACAATCTACATAACCATAAAGAACACCACTACACTCAACACAAGGGTCACATCCAGGTTGTGGTTCAAAATTAAAGAAATTATTAATTGTAACTTCTTCTTCTGTGTACCCACTAACTTCGTAACAACCATTATCTAAAGATAGGTTTGAAACATCACCAGCACCATAAAAAGCTGAAGACCAAACAACTTCAGTTTGCTCAGAATCAATACAATTAACAAGTTTTATTTTTTGGGCTGAAGTTGATAAACAATCAATACATTCGGCTTCACCTCCATTGTCAATAAAAAGTCCATAATCTTGAATAAAATTAAAAAATGGACCAGTACATGCTTCACTAACTGAGACGACACCACAATATTGGTCAATTCCATTTGAATATGAAATTAAATGTCCGTCAAATGTATTATCAAGTAATAAAACACAATCAGTTTCACCATCCGTACATCTTTGTACAATATGTGGAATAGCGTTTGTTTGAAGACAAGAAGGACAATCAGTTTGTAATACTGGTGTTCCTTGTACAACACCTATTTTACAATTGAGAATCTGTTCATTTAAAACTTCTTGTGATGAATAAATACCAAAACCTACTAGAGTTGCACAAGTGGTTATTAATTCGTCACATACGGAATATGTTATATAATAAGTTTCATCAATAGTTGGTGAAAAACCAAAACTTTCTGCTGTGACAGCAAAATTACCCCTTACACAATCTTCAAAGTTATAAACAAAAAAATTAGAAACTTGACAATCATAACAATCTGTATAACCACTAATTAAATATCTTCCAGCAGTTGGTTCGTCAGTTAAACTTGTTATAGTAACACATTGTATTTTGTTGGGTCCGTTAGGTATATTTGATGTTAACCACGCTTGTCCTATTGATGGTATATTAAAGTTAAAATCTACTGACTCAAGATTATTTGTGGTACATTGAACCGTATTTATATTTGCCATAATTTATTTTTTTAATTATTTAATCCATTAATACCACCTAATGTAATCATGTTTAACTGTGTCACCGCTGTTCCATAACCATCAGTCCATACTGGATGAGGTGGTGTTACCGATATTGTAGTTGTACCACCAGATGTACATATTTCTTGACATAAAAATGTTTCAGTATTCGCACTTCTTGGTGGTTCTTCTCCACAATCTTCACAAAGTAAAAAGGGTCCTGAAACGTATGTATAATCTGTTACACCCAATTCACTTAACCCCTCAAAAGTAGCACAAAATGGTGTTTCAGAAGCAAATTGTATTTCATAAGTAAGACCTGTAGTGGGTGACCCAAATTCACTACAAAAATCAGTTGCGCTTATATTAATTTCATTTTCTGTACCACATTGTATAAATTTAAAATTTAAAGATTCTGTAAGACCACTTAAACACGAACAACAATCTGTATGTGGGCTAATAAAGGATATATTTAGAGTTTCAGCGTTCTCTGTTACTGCCCCAACAGTACCACAAAATCGGGCCTCGCTAATATCAAACTCTATTGTGGCGCCCGACGTTAACGTATCTGCAGAAATAATGTATTCATTATTAGTTAAACATTCGTTTATAATATAATTTGGCATTTTCTATTTTTTTATTTTTTATTCACTATTTGAAACTTAATCTGTTTTTTATAAGTATTTACCTCACCAGAAGAAATTACCTTTAAATCAACATAATATTCATTTGGTATTTTATCTCTGGTATCAAAAATAAAATAATATTCGTTTGGTGTTCTATTAAGTTTTGACCAGTCTTGAACTTGGACTTCTGTTTGACCTTCTCTTACATATACACGATAATAACCTTCTACTTTTGGTAACATTTTATTTGTCGTATATGCTTGTTTTATAATAACACCAACTTTTCTTATATCTGTATTTAATATTTTTTCATCTTGTTTAATTCCAAAGAAATCAAAACCATAAACTTTTGGATCATTTGTTGATGTTCCTATTTGAATGTTTTTTTGGACCGGATATAAAACAAATTCATTATAAACATCTGGTAATACAAAACCATCCATTGTAATGTTTTTCCAAGTATCCTGAAATGTACAAGGGGTTTTATATCCTAATAAAGGTGGAATTGTAACTTCGTATACACCTTTTGTTTTTTGACAAGAAGGTAAATTAATTAATCCAGAAATTGGGTCACCACTAGCATCACTAATTGTAACTAATGGCGGATTGTCTAAATTTTTAAAATCACCATCTTCATAAATGTATAAATACAATTTATTTGTTTTACCTAAAGAAAAAGAATTTCTATCATCTTCAATTAAATCATCATAATTTGTTTCCAAAAAAGGCTCATAAAATGTTTGAGTATGTCTTGTAAAAAACCCAACAGAGTATGTACCAGTTGTTCCGGATAAATTCTCAACTTGAGGTAAGAAAGCAATTACCCAACCAACAGAGTTAATAGTATCACCATTCAATACACCATTTATTTCATCAGTCATATCAAATTCAATATTTTCATCACCAAATTCAAAATGTTGTCTTGCAATTTCGGTTAAACCGGAATATGGAACAGAACCACTATTTGTATTACTATATATTCCAGGTTGTTCCCAAACACCAATTGTTGTTGTTTGATACCAGTTTGATGGACGGTCAGAATAATTTTTATCATTTGGTATTTCTGTTATCACATCATAATAATCGTAACCAACACCTTCATCCCAAATTTGTGGTTTTTCTGGGTCTAAATCAAAATAAGGAATTCTAAGTAACACAAGATCAAATGATGTTGCCCTTAATCTTCCTTGTGATGTTTTTGCATTTAAAAAATCTTTATCAAAATAACTTGTATTTGTCATTCTTAGGGTGTGTTTCATATTTGTTGTACACCCAGTTGATATTAATCCATTTGCAATTTTTTCTTTTAGTAATGTTAAATCTAAATCAAAAATAAATCTTGTAAAACCAATTGGATTAACAAGGCCACCATCACCATAAAATAATTCTGTTACTGGATTTCTTCCGGTATTAACAAAACTATTTGAAATTAAAGTATTATTTCTACTAAAGTATGAATTATTAATTGACATTTACTTTTTTATAATAAATATCAATTAATCCGAATATTTTGATTTAATATAGTATTATCTTTATCTAATAATTTTTGAAGTATGTTCTCAACTGTTGTTCCGTCTGTTGCAACTGGAACTGGTGCTAAACCTGGAAATGCGTGAACGTGTGAAACAAGAAAGTTTACAATTTCTTGAAGTAATACCATTAACTGGTCCCCTCTCACCATTGGATCCGTTTTCAAGTAAACTTCATTTGTAAATTTTTCTTGGTCAATACCATATAATGTACCAGTTAAATCTATTTTACTACCTTTTGGTCCTATAACAGATTTGTGTGATAATAAATAAACAAAATCACCACCCATAGTACCATAGGTAACTGGTGTTTGTGTATATGTAGATGTCTCAACTTTAGTTCTTGTTATTGTTGGTTGTTGACCAAAAACATTTTGTTGCCAAATAAGGCCATAACCTGAATTTGGTGCTGACTGAATTAATTTCACACCATTGTATATTTTTGTAAAATTTTGTTCATCAATAACAGTGGTTGATGTTACTGTTTCTGATAATTCAGAATTAAATTTACTAGGTCTATAATAAAATGGGAACTGATTTTCTAAATTAACACCATCTTGTGATGGATAACTAATATAACCATTAATATTTATTTTACCATTATTAACACCTTGGATAAACTGATTAATTAATTGTGTTGTTTCATCTGATGTTTTTCCTGTAAAATTTAATTGATATAATGTTGATGAAATATAACTTGTTAAATCTGAAGATAATGTTACTTTTGGATGTTTAGTATTTTCATCTTCTTTTAAACTAAATAATTTAATTGACCCATCAAACGTTGTTCCAGATAAATTTGTAACTTCCCACTCAACTAGGTTTTTAACATATTTTACTTCTTGTATAACGTTTGTAACCGTAGTATCCCCACTTTTTACTTTTTCTAATCCAAATGTTGAAACTTGTACAAAAGACCTTTTATCATTTGGTGTTGGTATATTAAAATCAGCACTACTAGATTCTAATGGATTTAATTTTCCAGATCTTAATAGAACACCATCAAAACCATTTGCATCGTCTTTTCTAATAACTAAATCCGAAGTTCCACGGCCAAGAAGGGCGTTGTCACCAGGTTCCGGATATATACCAAATGCTTTTGGATCCGTAACACCGGTTTTTCTATTTTTTAACTCATTTGCCGGTTTAAAAAACTCACCACTAGCTAGCATTGTTTGTGAGTTTGTCCATTCTTCTTTAAAATTATTTTGTGGACGAGTTATTGGACCTTGAATATAAAATTTACTATTGTCTAATCTTTCTCTTTTGTTGTAAAAGAATATATTAATGTATTCACCAACTTTTGGCACTTGGTTTATATAATATGGTAATAATGGTAAAAAAATAAAAGGGTCTCTAGCTGTCCATTTATCCTTTTCTTCATCCCAACCTTCCGGTAAGGAATCTTGATATCTTTCATAAATAGGTATAGCTCTAACTCTACCAAGCATCATAGGATCCTGATTATCATTTACGTGACCTTGAAAAATTACCTTACTTTGTAACCAACCCTCTAGACTCATATTCTTTTAATATTGTGTTATAACTTAATTCTAGTTTATCTAAATGTAAACTTAACTTTATTAAAGATTCTTTTGTTAATTCATAATCTTTTTTTATAAACTCCATAGCTAAAACCAAATCTTTATTTGGTCTAGTTTTGTGTTCTTTAATAATCTCAACAATTTTATCTGATTCTATTTTATCCATAATTAACCTTTTTTTCCATAACTTGATAATCCTTTAGTCACACCGATTGGTAAAACGGTCATTGGTTTTACCGCAACCTGAAGGCTACCGTTTTGTCTATCTTCTTTATCTGACCCATCTAAAATTGCCTTAATTGATACTAACATCAAATTAGGACTTCCGTCTGGCATAGGTCCGGTAGGTAGCCCAAGTTTTTCAAACTCTTCAATAACATTTAAAAACGCTCTTGTAGAAGAATAGCCGTCAAGTAATTCGGAACTTAACAAAAGTGGATAAGGAATTTTATTACCAAAACCTTTACCCGCTAATTTTAATAAAGAAAGTAATTCATCAATAACACTTTTACATTCTCTAAAATCTTTTACAATATTTGCTAACGTTACTAAAACTTCAGTTAAAGAACGTATTGCTTCTAATCTATTTCGTATTTTTTCATTTTTAATGTCACCAATAATACCCTTAATTAAACTTAAAATGTCTTTTCTTATTATGTTAAATAATATTTTAGCAAAAAGAGCACCGATTTTTGATGCAATATTTACTATCATTTTTTTAAATCTTTTAGCAAAATCCATAAAAGAATTAATTGCTAAATCAACATTATCCCCTAAAGCTTTTAGCATAACAATTAATGGTAGTAAAACTTTTGGTGTTAAAAGAGCTAATATAACTGCTTTTGGAAATTCTTTTAAGAATGATAAATCAATATCAATTTCTAATGGAAACCAACCTGGGTTACTAGTTAAAATGTCTGTTAAATTTGCGGCGTCATCAATGTTGTTATTGTTGTTTGAGTCTTCAACAAAATTTAAATTATTTAAACCATTTAAAATGTCATCAGTATTTACCGGTAATTTAACAGTATCACACTCCTCAAATTCAACAACACCTAATTTAATATCTGAAATTTTTTGATCTATAATTCTTAAATCAACTTCGTCAAACTCAAAAAAAGATTCATCTATTGTATCATTTTCAGAAACCTTTGCTGTTCCAGAAACATCAATTTCTTCATTTTTGTCAAAACAAATTCCAAGGATTCTTTGTAAGATTAAAAGTATTTTTTGTAAGTCACCTAATTCTAATTTTCCTTCACCTTTTTTTATTGATATAACACCAGAAAGTTGGTTCATTAAATTTGCAAAAATTGATTTATAATCAAGAATATTTATTGTCGAATAATAGTCTTTTATAAATTCTGTTATTTTGTTAACATTATTTACTCTATTTTTTAAATCTATTTTATAAAAATTACCCTGTATTGTTTGTGATGTTATTGGATCCACGTAACTTTCAACATATGTTATATCAAATAGTTCTTGATTAGATTTTCCTTTATATGCTGGATTACCAGATGGTACAGAATATGGTTGATTAATATTTTGAATTCTACTATATCCC